AGATACCGAGCGAGGCATTATGCCAATGAAAGGCTTTGAAGGAGTTGCAAATGGTAGTTGGTTTGGTAGTTTCTATGTAGAAAATGAAAAGGTATGGCAAAGCATAAAGAAAGGCGATTATAAGGGGTTTAGCGTCGAGGGGTTATTTGACTATGTTGAACCGATTTCAGCCGAAGAAAACGCCTTAAAAAAGATTGAAGAACTTTTAAACTCAATTGTTGAAGATTAAATCTATAATATAATATGAAAGCAACTGAAATTTTACAAAAATTAAAAGAGCAATTTGCGGAATTGGTAAATCAACCAACGCAAACACCTGTTAAAATGATGCAAGCAACTTTAAAAGACGGCACGATAGTAGAAGTTACGGCGCTTGAAATTGGCGGTATTGTAACGATTGAAGGCGTACCCGCTCCGGTAGGGCAACACGAATTGAGCGACGGAACGGTTATAGTTTTAGGCGAAAACGGCGCAATTATGGAAATTGTGCCGATGGCTGAAGAAGTAGAAATCGAGGCTAAAATGCCAAAGGTTGAAGATATGGGCGCTAAATTTTCAAGTTTAGAAAGTGCAACAAACGAAAAGTTTGCTACATACGAAACAAAGTTTGCATCGTACGAAACAAAGTTTGCAGAATACGAAAGCAAATTAAATAAGGCTACTCAATTAATTGAGGGATTAATGAATTTAACTAAAACGCTTGCAGAAACGCCAACAGGCGCTCCAGATTTAGCGGTTAAAAATAACTTTACAGAAACAAAAAAGACAAGGGATTATTCAATATTATTTTCATAAAAATTAAAAATTAAATAAAATGGCATTATCATTAGGCACATTATCATTATACACGAAGCAACTTGTAGAACCATTATTAACAAGTGCGGTTATAGGTGCAAAAACTCAACAAATGATTTTGGATGGCGGTATCGTTATCCCAAAAGCAAAATCAGCGGTTCAAATTCCTTTAATGGATACGGACGCTGTTTTCCAAGCGGACGGATGCGGATATTCTCCAAGCGGAACGACAACTTTTACACAAAGAACGGTAACTGTTGGCAAAATTCAAGTAAGCGAAACAATTTGCCCTAAAAACTTTGAAGCATACTTTACGCAAGAAGCTTTAAAAGCTGGTAGCACTTATACTGATTTCGGCAACGCTCAATTTTTAGAGGCGTACTTAGCAAAGAAAAACGCACGTATAGCGGCTCAAATCGAAACTGCAATTTGGCAGGGAGATGTAACAGGCTCAGGCGGTGCAAACTTAAATAAGTTTGACGGATTGATTAGATTGATTGATTTAGGAAGTCCAACAGACGCAAACGTTTCAGGTTTTACGGGTGTAAGTGGTTCGCCAATTGCAACTGTTACAGCAACAAACGTAATCGCTGCAACTGAAGGAATCTACAAAGCAATACCAGCCGAAGTTATGGCAAAAGGAGATGTTAAAATATTCTGCGGTTATGATTGGTATCGTTTGTTAATCTTGGCTTATAGAGAGAAAAATATGTTCTCTTACAATCCACAAGACGTAAACGCTCAATCATTTATTTTACCTGCAACAAATATCGAGGTTGTGCCGGTAAATGGTTTGAACGGAACGGGAGATGCTTACGCAATTAGCCTTTCAAATATGGTTTTGGCTGTTGATTTAGAAAACGAGGAAAGCAACTACCGTGTATTTTATAGCGAAGACAACGACGAGATTCGTACAAAAGTAAGTTTCAAAGTTGGTGTAAACGTAGCGTTTACAAACGAAGTAGTGAAATTTAAATCAGCTATCTAATAACAATATTTAATTACAAAAATGGCGATGCAATAAACGTCGCCATTTTTTTTAAAACTTAAAATTATGCCTTGCGACATTACAGCCGGATATGCGATAGATTGTAGAGATTCAATCGGTGGCATTGATGCAATTTACTTAATCGAAAACTCGGCGTTATACGATGCGTCTGGAGTAACACGTATTACCCAAGCGTCTGGAACGGTTACAGCAATGACCAAAGACACGGGAAAAAAGTTTTATAAATTTGAAGTGCCAAGAGCTACGGCAATGGCTTCGAATAACATTACTGCATCGTCGGAAAATGGAACTATATTTTATACACATATGGTTTCGTTTCCTTTAAATTCACGTAGTGCAACAACTCGCAATATTATCAATACGTTAGCGAAAAATAGAGTTACGATTGTTACAAAAGATATGGACGGAACTTATAGAATGTACGGCGCAGGATTTGGTTTATTTTTAGACACTGCGGAAGGTGGAAGCGGTACGGCTTTGGGAGATAGAAACGGATATCAACTTTCGTTTTCATCACAGGAGGCAGATGACTTTTTGGTAGTATCTTCTGGAGTTGCATCAGCATTAGAAACCCCAGGAACTTAATAAATAACCTATGAAAATTTAGCCCACCGTTACCGAGCGTTTCGGTGGGTTTTTTTATATCTTTAACGTAAGGGTTAACCTGACAAAAATGATACATTTAACAAAAGGACAAACGCAGACGGTTTTTTTTAATGCTTCGCAAAATTGCGTTTTAACTAATCCTTATTTTTTATTTGTATTTACAAACAGGGTTACGCAAGATATCGTTAAATTTGTAGCAACAAATACTTCAACTACTTTGCGTTATAATAAATTTTCTTTGGTAACTAATAGCCGTTTTAATGGCGCTGAAGAAGGTTTTTGGACTTATAATGTATATGAGCAAGCGAGTAGCTCAAACACGAATATAAGCGGTTTAAATAATGTTGAGAATGGGTATGCTTATTTGCACCCTTATACAACATTTGCACCAACAGAATATAACGAACAATCAAACACATTTGTAACTTATAATGGATAATCAATACAAACATATCGTATTACAATTTGACCGCGCTTTACAGCCTATATTTACTGAAAAGAAAAATAAAGGTTATGTTGAGTTTGGCGAATTAAATAATTATCCAGAGTATTTACTTTCGCTTTATAATGAATCGCCAAAACACGGAGCGATAGTAAAATCAAAAAGTACATACATTTTTGGTCGTGGGTTTGAGGATAAGGGCAAAGCAAATAGTCGTGGCGAATCGTGGAACGATATTTTAAAGAAATGTATAAAAGACGATGAACTTTTTAGGGGTTATTATTTGCAAGTAATTTGGAATCGTATCGGGCAAATAAGCGAGGTTTACCACATTGATTTTTCGAAGGTTCGAGTTGCAAAAGATTTAAATTGCTTTTATATAAAAAATGATTGGTTAGATTGGAAGGAAAAGGCTCGAGAATATCCACAATTTAGCACACAGAATCCAACAGGTAGTCAAATTTATTACAAAAGAGAATACAATCCAACGAGCGAAGTGTACCCGTTACCGAGTTATTTTCAGGGGCTTAATATGATTGAAAGCGACATTGAAGTTAGTCGCCATATTTTAGGAAATGCAAAACAGGGATTTGTAGGGAGCACGCTTATAAATCTTAACAATGGAGACCCGATTAACGAGGAACACAAAGGCGAAGTTGAGAAAGGTTTATTAAAGAAATTCACTGGCGACAGCGGTAAGCGTGTTGTAATAATGTTTAACAAGTCCAAAGAGAATAGCGCAGATATCCAAAATTTGGGTACTACAATGCTAACAAAAGAGGATTTTACAAACATCAATAATTTAATACAACAGGAAATATTTGCATCGCATCAAATTACATCGCCACAATTATTTGGTATAAAAACAGAAGGGCAATTAGGTGGGCGTACTGAGATAAGAGACGCTTACGAAATTTTTAATAATACATACGTTGCAGAACGCCAAGATGAATTTAATCAAGTTTTTACCGATTTTAGAAACTTAAAAGGTGAGGTTGGAGATTTTAATATTATACCATTAGAGCCGTTAAAATTCGAGTTTACTGAGGCTATTATGGTTGCTAATTTAACGCAAAATGAAATAAGGGAATTAATGGGGCGCGAGCCTTTACAAGTTGGTCAAGTTACTTCAGACGGCGCAACGGCAGTAGTTGAGCAACCAATTCAACAAGCGATTGAGTTACCAATTTCAAACGATGCAATAAAAAATTTAAGCGGTCGTCAATATCAAAACGTTATGCGAATTGTTAGGCAGTTCGGGAACGGAAAACTAACAAAAGAACAAGCTGGGTTAATGCTTAAAAATGGTTTCGGTTTTACTGATAATGATATAAATGTTTTTTTGGGTTTAGACGATAACCCTTTAACCGACGATGAAGTGCAAAAATTTTCAATGAGCGAAGACGATAGAATGATTGAGCACTTTGAGAATTGCGGAACATACGATTTTAACGAGGTTGGATTTGATAGGATTAATTTTGAAGAGGATTTAACGCAAACACAGGCGAGCGTTTTAGATTTAATTACAAAAGATAAAAACATAACGCCTGAAGTAATAAGCCAAAATTTAAAAATTGACAAAGAATTAGTTGATGAAATTTTAAACGATTTCATCAAAAAAAAAATAATTGAAGTTGCAGAATCAAAAGTAAATGAAACGCCAAAGTATAAAGTTTTAAAGACAGTTAGCGAGTTAGGTGGCAAGCCGAAAACAACTAAATTATTTATCCGTTACAAATACGATTGGATAGCAGGATTTGACGACAGCGATTTGGTAACGAGTAGAAGATTTTGCGTAAAAATGCGCGAAATGTCAAACGCTGGTAAATCTTGGAGTAGAAGCGATATAGAAACATTGAGCGAGCGTTTAGGTTATTCAGTTTGGGAGCGTCGCGGTGGTTGGTACGGAGATAGTTTTTCATGTAGGCATAAATGGTCATCTAAATTAATGGTAGCAAAATAATGAGCAAAAACATTTTATTCATAACCGAACAATTATTTAAAGACCGAACAGGCGCGAGTAACAATATCGACGGAAAACAAATTTTTCCAATGGTTAAAGTTGCTGGCGATATGTATATTCAACCTGCGCTTGGAAGTAAATTATATCAACGTTTACAAGATGGCGTTGTAGCTGATAACCTAACAAACGACGAAAAAACTTTGTTAGATACTTATGTTACCGATGCTTTGATTTGGTTTACTATGTCTTTGTTACCTATGATTATGGGCTTTCAATTATTTTCAAAAGGGTTTTTGCAGAAGACGGCTGAAGAAAGTAACACCCCTTCGCGTGCCGATATGGAATTAATTGAGCAAAAGTATTTGTCAATGGCTGAGTTTTACAAAACAAGATTGATAAAATATTTGCAAGAGAATTATACTTTGTATTATGAGTATTTGAATCACGGAAGCGGATTAGATGTTATTTTTCCAGAAGCAAAGGCTTATACATCGCCTATCTATTTAGGTAACGATTACGTTCCAAATACGCCACGCTGGGTTAATGGCTCAAGTAGTTATTCTATTCCGCAGATTGCGTATTATACAGCTGTAGGTAATGAATCTACATTTAATGTTAATGACCTTTACGGGCGCACGGTTTTAGTAGCTACTCGCTCAGGATTAAGTAAAGTAATCGTAAACGGTCCAACGACAGATACAGGTAAAATCCAAATTAATGGCAATGTAATAACATTACCTACGGGCGATGTAGCAATAGCTGGCGAATTATTTACATTTTTATACCGATAAATTTTACACATTTTGAGTAAAGGATATAAATTAGAATTTATAGAAAAAGTAAAAAAGAAAAATGACTTACAACCAAATAGTAACAAAAATTCAGGCGTTATTGCAAAGCCACCCAATGATAAAAGAAGTCAGGTTTGCAAGTCCGTTAGAATGGTTAGGATGGGTTAGCCAGCCGTTGTTACCTG